TCGATCTATGTGCTATCAACAAGCTAGAGAATGCACGAGCGTTAGAGATGGCGAAACATTACCCCAGTCACTAGGCTAGGGGATATAACAGGCCGAAAAGGTCGCGGGGCTTCTTGCCCCTCAAAAAAGGGAATGGGTCATGTACGAGCAAGAAATGTTTAACAAGAATCCGGGCTTAGTAATTGGCGCGGTTATTTTATTTATCACTGTGTTGGGCATCGTAGGTAATGCCGACATGGAAGAAGAAATCAGCCAATACGAGTTCTACTGTGAGAACGTCGCCATGTGGATCGACTCCAATGGTGAGAACGGGCATCCAAACTTTCGAGGTGTAGACTGTGAAGCTGACCTATAAGGATGTACAAGAGGCATCAAATCTGAATCACAGTGGCGTTACGTTCGACAGCCTAGCCACTATCTTTGATGTAAGCCCAACAACTATTCGCCGATACATTCGGGCGTTTGAGCGTTACGGGAAATCATTCTGGGGACCATTTCCAACTGAGGTCAATGATGCCTGATCAACGTGGTAAGCTAGACAAGGAAACGCGGGATAGACACTTTCCAGAACTAAACGGCGGGAAAGGATCAAGAGCGCGTAAATCTACACCAGCAAGCCGTAAGGCATACGCTGATAACTGGGATAGAATATTCGGTGGCAAAGACAAAAGCACAGCTCAATAGACAGGTAAGGCAAGAGGCTCTCAGAGAGCAATTGTCCCAACAGGGTCATGAGCAGTATATCTCTGAAATTATTCGGAATTTGTCTGATCCGGAGTTGGAATATGATTCCTTGTGGGTACAAAGGTTAAAAGCGGCGGCTGATCTACGTCTAAAGCTCATGGCTAAGTATCTCCCAGACCTGAAAACCACTGAGATCACTGGCCCAGATGGCGGTGATTTAGTCATAGCCGTACAGCGTAAGCGATTCGATGGCGAAGATTGAATATGTAACCAAGCCACCCGGTAAAGTTCTCGAAGAGTTCGCCGACTGTCGGGCGCGTAACTCATTCATCATGGGGCCGCTAGGCTCCGGCAAGACAGTCCAAGTTATCCTCAAACTCCTAGAGCTGATGTGCGAGCAAGCACCAGTGACACGGGAGACGCATCCCAACTACGGTGTTCGGCTCAGTCGGATCATTGCCGCACGTAATACCTACAGCGAACTATTCTCGACCACTATCAAGGATTGGCTCGAGGTGCATGGGGATTTGGGTGAGTTCAAGCAAGGCAACAAGGAACCGCCAACGCACAAGATTCAGTTCAAGCTAGAGGATGGCACGACGGTACGCAGTGAAGTCATCTTCATCGCCTTTGATCGCCCTGATCACGTTAAGAAGGCGCGAGGTATACAGACTACATGGGTATGGCTAAACGAGGCCAAGGAGCATTCCAAGAGCGTTGTGGACATGCTTGATCTGCGTTGCGGTCGATACCCGTCGATGAAGGAAGGCGTTCGCCCTACACACTACGGAATGATAGGAGATTCAAATGCCCCAGACGAAGATCACTGGTATTACCGATTGGCTGAAGAGGAAAGGCCGGAAGATTGGAAGTTTCATCGACAACCGGGTGGCGTCTATCGGGAGGGAGATGGTTGGTATCTCAATACCAAAGCCGAGAACCTCCACAACCTTCCAGAGGACTACTACCGGCGAGGGCTACAGGGCAAAAGCGATGACTGGATTAAGGTCAATCTGGCTAACGAGTATGGCTTCGTCTCAAGCGGTAAGCCGGTACATCCTCTATACACTGACTCTATTCACTGCTTGCCTGATCTTTACATTCCTAATAACGATACACCTGTCGTATTGGGTTTTGATTTCGGTCGGACACCAGCTTGTGCGTTTCTACAACGTGATTCGCTCGGTCGCTGGATTTGCTTCGACGAATTCTGCCTAACCGACAGCGGAGCTGTAGACTTTGCGCCAAGCCTAAAGCGATACATAGACGCTAACTATCCTCACATCAGGTTCCGTGGCTGGGGCGATCCCTCGGGCGACAACAAGAACCAAGCGAATGCCGACACACCATTCAAGATCATGCGAGCGGCTGGTATACCCTGCACGCCAACGCTGTCCAACGACCCTGCTTTACGACGTGCGGCGCTTGAACTACCGATGAAAGAGTTGTGCATGGATGGCAAGCCACGATTCCTAATCAGCCCCAAGGCAAAGATGATTCGCAAGGGATTACAAGGCGGGTTCTGCTATCGACGCATTCAGGTGTCGGGCGAGAAGTACACCGATGAGCCAGACAAGAACGAATACAGTCACCCGGTCGAGGCATTGGAGTACGCATTGCAGGGCGAAGGTGAAGGCCGACAGGCATTGTCTAGCGGTCAAGTGAGGCGTCCAATACGTAAGGCGGAGATGTCGTTTAGTGTCTTCTGATTGCTATGTCGTGTTTACCGATGACGACCATCATTGGTGGAGTCCGATGCTCCATCCGACTATCCGGCACTGTTACGTAATCAAGCCCGAGAATGGCAAGTGGATTGTGTTTGGCAAGACAGCAAAGGGCGTTGAGATATACACAACGGATGATGTGACCGATGTTGTCGAAAATGATATCATCGTTAAGGCTGTAATTAGAAAACCCCGACGTTGGCTGTTCATGTTGAACACCTGCGTTGGATATACGAAGCAAGTGTTGGGGATCAACAACCCGTTTATCTTGACTCCCTACCAACTGTATAGGTATTTGAAACATGAAATCACCGAAAGCACCTAAGCCCACAGCACAGCAAATCGCTGTAGAGCGTCGTCAAGCGGCGGCATTAGATGAAGAGATCGCGGAGCAGGAAGAGCGCTTCCGTGCAATGGCTCGCGGTAAGCTAGGAACCAAGTCACTGTTGGGCGGCGTACCTCGTAGTCGTCAAGCGGCGGCAACTGGTGGCGGTCGTGCCGCTCCAGCTCGCACCATGCTTGGCGGAGGCGGTGGAGTATCGCCATCATCACCTCGTCGTGGCGGTGGTCGTCCCGGCACCTATCCCGGCACTATGCCTCAACTTCCATAGGTAAAAGCTATGAGCTTGCCCCCGCATCTAGGCTCGATCCAAGACATCAAGGAACGAGAGCAAAAGGCGTTCAACACTCAGGCAATGTGGCATGACCAGTTGCAGGATGTGTATGAATATTTCCTACCTCAACGCAACTTGTTTGAGCGTGAAGACAAGGGTCAGAAGAAGATGGATCGCATCTTCGACTCGACTGCGTTGACTGCTATCCAACAGGGTGCGAGCAAGCTACAAGAGAACATTGCTCCGATCATGTCGCGCTGGGCTACCTTCCAGCCTACCGATGAAATAGTCCGCCTTGTCGAGACAGGCCAGTTCGATGTGTCCGAAGAGGACATCCGGGCGAACCTAGACGATCAATGCGAGCTAGTATTCGACTACATCAACCGTTCTAACTTCCACACGCAGTTCTATGAGGCGGCGCTTGATCTATTGGTAGGCACAGCCACCATGAAGATTGAGGAAACGGACGACGAGACCAACCCTATTTGCTTCAGCACAATCCCACAGAAAGGCATTGCGTTTGAAGAAGGTCCGTATGGTGGCGTTGAGACGCACTGGCGACGGTTTGAGGTTAAGGCTCGGTTGCTAGAGCGTATGTGGCGCGGGTTTAGCCCATCGCAGAAGGTCTCAAACATCATTGAGAACAGCCCTAACTCCGAAGTGAAGGTGTCTGAGGGCGTCATATTCGACCCCAAGACCAAGAACTACTACGGATGCCTATGGGTAGACGGCGAAGAGCGGTTCTCATGGACTGAAGAGTTTGGTGCATCTAGCCCATGGGTTACTGGTCGCTACACAAAGGTGGCTGGTGAGGTCCGTGGTCGCGGTCCAGCGATGCAAGCGTTGCCTGATGTGCGTTCATTGAACAAGGCGAAAGAGTTTGTATTGCAAAAAGCCGCGATAGATTTGGCAGGAATGTACACGGCTACTGACGACGGCGTTACTAACCCTTACAATATGGTTATCGCACCGGGTGTCGTGATTCCAGTCGGATCAAACAACACCAACAACCCTTCTATTCAACGTCTCGATACAGGATCGAACCTTGCTCTCGCGCAATTCGAAATCGTGGAGCTTCAGAACGCTATCAAGTTGGCACTGTTCAACGACTTGCGTGATCCTGCTGGTCCTGTTCGTAGCGCCACTGAAGTTGCTATTGAATCCCGAGAGCTTGCAAAACGGATCGGGTCGGCCTTTGGGCGACTTCAGACCGAGGTACTCATACCAATACTCAAGCGTGTCGTCGCTATATTGACTCGACGCGGCTTGATCGTCCCTATCGAGCTAGATGGGCGTGATGTGCAGATCAAGTTCACGTCTCCATTGGCACGAGCGCAGGATGGTGAGGATCTGTTAGCTGTTCAACAGGCTGTACAGTTCGTATTGGGTACGTCTGGCCCCGAGCAAGTGCTTATGGCTTACAAGACCGAAGACTTCGGTACATGGGCGGCGCAGAAGACGGGAATGCCGTCGGAGCTAGTGCGATCTGACATTGAGAAACAGCAGATCATCCAAGCTGGCGCACAGGCACAGATGCAACAACAACCGGCACCGGCTGAATGAAGTTCTGGGTTGTAAGGAATAACTGGTTTCCTATCGGCTACTACGGAATCGTATTGTGGCCTTTTGTCTTTGTACGCCCCTGTACAACCGAAACGCAGAACAAAATCTTGTTCCGGCATGAGCTACAGCACTGCTATCAGATACAGGAACGTGGTGTCGTACGCTTTTACGCACGTTATCTCTGGCTGGCGTTGAAGCATGGATACCGCAATCACCCGGATGAAGTTGAGGCGCGAGCTAATCAGGTCGATGCGCTAAATCCAAACGAACTTAAATGGTATGAGAAGAACAAAATTATTCTATGACATGGGAAACTATTGAGGGCGCAAGCCCGGAAGCTAAAAAGCAACGCGCCAAAGCACAAGAACAGATCACAGAAATCATCAGAGCCTACCATCGGTGCTTCGCCACTGAGGACGGGCAGAAGGTTTTAGAAGATCTGACTCGGCGCTTTCTATTCGACAACTCTACATCTTTGTCTAGCCAGAACGTCGCGTATGAATCGGCGTATCACAATGGCGAGGCAGGGGTGATCAGGCTGATTATTCATTACATACAGCAAGCCGAACGAGAGTAACGATTTCATTTCAACATCACTGGAGATAAACCATGGACGAACAGGCCGTAGAGAGTAACGATACCCTGACCTCACTAGTAGACGCCGCAGAACCTACGTTAGGTGAAGGCGAATTCTTTTTGAGCGATGGCATCAAAGGCGTTGGCGATCAACCTGAGTGGTACAAAGCCGACAAATACAAATCAGTTGCAGAGCAAGCCAAGGCATACACCGAGCTAGAGAAGAAGTTCGGCGGGTTTACTGGCGCACCAAAAGAGGGATACGCAACAATTGAGGGCGTTGAGCAGGACGATTCACTTTGGCAAGAGCTTGTTTCGTTCGGTGAGCGCACCAATATGTCGCAATCGGCGTTGAATGACGCATGGGATATTTTGACTGCACAAGAACAGGCAGTCGAAGAAGTCTCGATGGAGGTGGAGCTTCAGAAGCTAGGCGATAATGGCGTGGAACGCGTTAAGGTTGTCGAGCAGTACATGAAGAACAATCTCGATTCAGACACATACGAGCGTGTTCGCTATGGCGTGAACAGTGCTGAAGCTGTTGAGCTGGTTGAGGCGCTTATCAAGGCAACAGCCCCCGCTAAACTACCGATTGACGGACACATTGAGCCGGGCGGTATTACGTGGGATGACATCGAAGCTGAGATGTTCAAGAAGCACGAGAATGGACAGCTACTTCGCTCTGTTGACCAGAACCATGAGCGTAAGATTCAGCGCATGATGCAAGAGTTTGGTGGTGATCGTCCGTACAATAGGACGGTTGGCTAACCACTTATTGTTTGTGGTATCATCGGCGCATCGGATACCCCTTTCTTAAGGCCCGGTAGTTTTAGGTTGAACGACTGACCGACTGCCGGGTACTCAGTCTAAAACCTCTTAATCATTTTTATACATTTGACATAGAGGAGACTGAATCATGTCAATTAATCTCTCCGCAGTAGCGGTAACTGAATTTGACAGCATGGTGAAGCACGCCTATCAAGGTATGGGCTTGCTCAAGAACGCTGTCACTGTACGAAACAACGTCGTAGGTGATACCTACAAATTCCGTAAGATGGGCAAAGGCACAGCGAACCAGAAGACTACTGCCGCTGATGTTGATCCAATGGACGTAGGCCATTCAATGATCACTGCTACTTTGGCAAACTGGAACGCGCCAGAGTACACAGACATCTTTGATGCCGCTGAAGTTAACTTTGACGAGAAGCAAGAGCTTGCGAACACTATCGCTGGCGCTCTCGGTCGTCGTTGCGACCAGCTTGTTATCGACGCAATGGACGCTTCAACTCCTGACACAACTACGATTGCTCACGGCAGTGCAAACCTGACAATGGCTAAGGTCATTGACGCGCAGGTTGAATTGCGTGATCAGGGTGTACCTAACTCTGAGCTGTTCGCAGTCATCGAAGCTGGCGGTCTTGGTGGACTTCTTAGCGATGAGAAGGCTACTTCTGGCGACTATCAGGCTATCAAGGCGCTTGTATCTGGTGAGATCAACTCTCTGTGTGGTTTCCAGTTCATCGTTATTGAGACTCGCTCTGAGGGTGGTCTGACTGAAGCAAGCAACGTCGTTGACTCTTGGTTCTTCCAGCGTCCAGCGATTGGTCTTGCTGTCGGTATCGACATGAAGACTGAAATCAACTACGTGCCTCAGAAGACAGCATGGCTCACCAACGGTATGTTGAAGGCCGGTGCTTGTGTTCGTGACACAGGTGGTTTGGTTAAGGTCGAGTACAACAAGACTGCATAAGTCTTACCCGGCCCCTTCGGGGGCCATTCTATTTCTAGGTGAGTTATGGCGACCAAGATTGACCTCATTAGCAATGCTCTCATTCTGATCGGGGACACTCCGATTAGCTCACTGGATGGCGGTACGCGCCGTGAAGTTGTTGCGGACAAGCTATATGACAACATCGTTCAAAACGAGCTGACAAAGCATCGTTGGACGTTTGCTCGTAAGCAAGTTGAGATAACTAAGCAGGTAAGCACTCCGCCAGATCCTAATGGCTGGTCATCTATCTACCAGCTACCCACTGACTTGCTGTTCCTGATTACTGTTTCGCCTGACTCTAACTATCAGGTGTATGGTGACAAGCTATACAGCAACTCATCTAACGAGCTGTACGCTGATTACATTTACAACGTGGCAGAAGCCGACTGGCCTGTGTACTTTGCAAAGGTTGTTGAGTACGCATTAGCTATGGACTTCGCGGCAAGCATTAGAGATAGCTCTGCGGCGCGTGGTGAGATGGCGGCGGCGTACGTAAATGCGTCTCGTATGGCTAGATTTACAGACTCTCAGCAAGCCCCAGTTGAGCGGATACGGAGCAACCCATTCGCTAGTGTGAGGTACTAATGGCTAAGACTCGATTCATCCAGTCTAGCTTTGTCAGTGGGGAGCTGTCTCCGCTGTTGAAGGGTCGTACTGACATCAATCAGTATTATCAGGCGGCGGAAACTGCCGATAATGTTGTGATCGTGCCTCAAGGTGGCATGAAGCGTCGTCCCGGTACTGAGTTTGTGGCGTCCACTATTCGCGCTTTGGTAGATCATTCATACTTAGGCACCATGCCTAACGGTGGAGCGGCTTCGACTGTCTACGACAACGACGCAACCACTACATCAACAACGGCGGCAATAGGAACGACAGATAATTACGTCGTGATTCACGCTGACCGAGGCACAACCGAATCAGCAGACACAGAGTTTGTTGACGTTAGGCAGATCAGTTTGTCATCTGGTACGTCTGATGAATTCAAAGTGCAGTATTCAGCGAATAACACCACTTGGACCAATGCTGGCAGTCTCAACCTGATTGGCACAAACCCTCAAGATTTCCGTATCAGAGTTGGCTTTTATGCCCGATATTGGCGTCTAGTCCGTGTTGGCACTACCGACTTGGGATCTGCAACGGTAACGCTGGCAGGATTCTTGTTACCAAAAGAAACGGGTTCTGATAGTGCTTGTAAGCTGGAAGATTTTAGCGTTGAGGATGACCGTCATTACCTCTTTGAGTTTACGCGAGACAATATCGCAATATTTAGAACGCGCCTTATTGGGCTTAATTATCAAACAACGCGGGTTGCTGATATAAAGCCTAACTATGACTCAACTGTCGATGTGTCAACGATACGCGTGGCGCAGATCGAAAACGTCATGCTGGTATTCGGTAACTTTAATCCGATTCGTTTAGTCAATCTGGGTGCAGATGCCGATTGGTTCTCAGACAACATTCCGTTTACTAACATTCCGCAGTACGACTTTGACGATGAGTTAAGCCCGACACCTGTTAACGAAGTTCAGATAATGGACATCGGGCAAGGAAGCGGTTCGTGGAAGAAAGGCGAGCGTTTTGAGTTTGATATCGAGGGTGTAACGTCTAAGTCGATTACGTTTGCGGGCGATGTTGGCGCAGACGAGCAATCCGCGACGGTCTTCAATATCCAAAAGAATCTGCAAGAGATGCCGGTCTTTGGTGAGACGGGTGTATTGGTAGAGAGAACAGCGTCACTCACGTACAGGATCACGATATCGGGTGAGTCTACAAAAGACTTCGAGCTGTTTTCTGCGTATGTGACCGAAGGCTCTACAAATCACGAGATTGAGTTTACAAAGTCAGCGTCTGGCTCGCCGCGCAAAGAGGATGTCTGGTCTGCTACTCGTGGCTACCCAAAGAGCGCGTGTTTCTACGAAGGTCGATTGGTGCTTGGTGGCACTGAGTCAAAGCCTCAGTCAATCTTTATGTCCAAGACTGGATCATTCTTTGACTTCGACATTGATGACGGCGATGACGACGAGGCAATATTTGCGACTATTTCTTCGCGCAAGCTGAATGACATTGTTGATGTGTACCCCGGTCGTAATTTGCAGATTTTTACGTCGGGTGCGGAGTTTTCAATTACTAGCAGACCCGTCACCCCATCGAATATCAGTATTCAGCCACAGACATCGCACGGCTCAAGCAACATTGAGGTGCAGGATGTTGATGGCTCGACCCTGTTTGTGGACCGGCACGGCAAGTCCCTCTTAGGCTTCCTGTATTCGTTCAACGAGGACGCTTACACCACAGATGATAGATCGGTACTAGCCTCGCATTTAATCAATCAGCCGGTCGATATGGCGCTTCTGGCGGGTACTGCGAGTGATGACGCTAACTGGCTGTTCATTGTTAACAGTGACGGCTCCGCAACAATCTTGAATACGCTGAGAAGTCAGGACATCAACGGCTTCACTAGCTGGAATACAGACGGAGAAATCAAAAGCGTCTGCGTAGTAGATGATCAGTTGTATATGACTGTTGAGCGCAACATAAATGGCTCTGACAAGATATACATAGAGCGCTGGGATTTCGATTACCGCATGGATTGCGCGATTAAAGGCTCTCATATCTCAGGCGTCATCGACGAACTGGACCATTTGGAGGATGAAACGGTCAAGGTCGTGACAAGGCAGGGCTTCCAAGATGCATACGAGAACCTTGTGCTGTCGTCTTACACGGTGTCGGGCGGAGCTATCACATTAAATCAGGATGAGCGTTATTCGCTTGTGACATACGAAGTGGGACTGCCATTCACTTGCACGATTAAGCCCATGCCGTTGAGTACAGACATTGGATCGGGCCAGAATCAGATGCGCCTCAAGAAGATTCTCCGCATGAATATCCGGGTGAATGAGTCGTATGGTATTAAGGTTGATGACTTGCCTACTACTATTAACGAGTTTGGCCCATTTGTTACGGGCGGTTTCAACTCTGTTGTCCCTGTCAGTGGCATAATAGAGGACGTTTACGATATTAGCGGGTGGAATAGAGAGGTCATGCCGACGATTACGGCTCCTGATCCTCTACCCATGCACATACAGATGATTGAATACGAGGTCGAAGGTAGCTAATGATCTTTCAAATATTAGCATTAGTGGCTGGTGGCGTTAGCGCTTACGGGCAGGTGCAGGCTGGCAAGGCTCAGAAGGTAGCACTCAAAGAGCAAGCCAAGCAGGAAGAACTTGCGGCAGAAAGCCAAGAACTAGCACGACGCCAAGAACTTAACCGAGCGTTAGCGGCTAATGTCGCGTCACTCTCGACGGCAGGAATTAGTGGGGAAGGTACGCCAGCAAGTCTGGCCTTGGAAAGCGCGAAGCAGGCAGGTCTTAGCGAGATGACTATTGACCTATCAGAACGCCTAAGAAGATCATCATTAGAGCGTCAGGCAAAACAAGCAACACAAACAGCAGGATTAGCGGCGGCAAGCACTTTGTTGCAATCTGGAGTGAGAGCAGGACAGCTTTCACAGACGCCTACGGAGTAAAGGCATGGCTCAGAAGCGCATTGATTACTACGGCAGGTTTACACCAACAGGTGTAGATACGTCTCAGGCTAAACGCTTGCAGGCTCTCTCTGGCTTGGCTGAACAGGTCGGTGACATTGCGTTTGAGGTTGGCGGTCGCATACAGAAAAGAAAAGCCATTGAAGACGCATCGGCGGAAGCACTGGCGGCGGCAGAAGAAGGCCGATCACCTGAGATCAAAGAAGGCTTGTTGAGTGCTATCAGCATATATGATCAGTCATTCAACCAGACCGTAGAAAACGCATATATCAACGAAGTTACCTCCGACATACGATCGGCTGTTGATCGCATGAATGTAGAGTCAGATGGTGACTTTAATCAGTTTTCTGAGAATGCCAACAAATACTTTCAAGGCTTATCGCAAAACGTCGATGAGCGATTCCAGCCAATGCTCCGCTCTGTCTACGATGAGGCGTTTGAGCGTAATGGCGTAAGAGTTGCAGAGCTAGGCCGCAAGCGAGCAAGGGCTGTTGCTGTTGATACCACCACCAACAACATCGACAACAAGCTATCCGAAATAGCGACGCAATCTGAAGAAGAAGATGTTGGGTTTGCACTACAGTTAAGAAATGAAGTCGTGGCATCGGCTAGGGCGCTTGAAGATGCTGGAGATGTAAAGCCGGGATATACCGATGGCGTAACTAAAAGCGCAGACAAGGCACTTGCTAGTGGCGGAATCATGCGAGAAGTTCGGCTCGCTATGTCTGATAATGACTTTGCCACCGCCTATGGCTTGATTGCTAATGCTCCAAGGCCAGATCAATTTGAGCCGTCCGAATGGGACGCTTGGAAGGCCGCTACAGCGCAAACTGTTTCTCGTCAAAAATCTGTTTTTGAAGCATCGACTAAGGCCGCAGATGACGCGCTCAAAGAGCAGGTAGGCCAAGCGGCAACCGCAGTTTCACTTGGTATACAAGTAGACCCCGGCGAGATGAAAGAGCTTGCCACTGCTGTTGCTGGCACTGAATACGAAGATGAGTTTCAGTTAGTAGAAGAAGCCGGAACCTTCGCCTTGATGTCTGCCTCACAGCGATCTGCCGTACTAACTCAGGTTGAGGCTGTTGGTCTTGATGAAGTTGAAAGAGCGGAAATCCTGATTAAGACACAGAGCGGGATTAACACTCAGCTTAATAAAGATCCAATGGGATTTGCTATTAAACAAGGCATCGTATCTGACGCGGCGCTTGATATGAGCAACCCTCAGTCATGGATTGACAGAGTGGCTGAGGCCAAGAAAGCATCCATCCACTACGGTCGCGATATACCGGCAATGACTGACGCGGAAGCTGATGCGTTTAGCGATAGTCTTGAAGAGATGACAGTCGCTGAAAAAATAAGCATGGCTCAAAGCCTTAATGAAGATCCAGCGGTATGGAATACGATCAGCAAGGTTGGCGATCCACTGTTTGCAATGATTGGCGCAACCAATGACATGACAGTGCAAAAGACTGCACTCAAAGGTCAAGAGATGGTGGCGCAAGGCCAAGCCAAGTTGCCTTCATTTCAGAACTACATAGGCGTAGCGGACGATTATTTAGGGCCAGCCGGTGAAGTTTATCAATCAGAGAATCGCGGTTTAGTAATTCAAGCCGCTCTTAATCACTATGCCAAAAGCAACCCAGATCCAAGCGTATTTGATAAAGGTGCATTTGAAGACTCTTTGGCTTCTATCACTGGCGGTATTGGTACGTTCAACAAAGGCAAGTACCAGCTACCAAGAGACGTAACAGAGAGTCAGTTCGAGAAAATGCTTGATAGAGTCAACGAGGATTGGCTTGAGGCGTATGGCGGCATCGGAATGATGACGGTTAATCAAGCAATCAAGCAGGTTAAAAATGCCCGCGTTGTTAGCGTTCCAAACAACAAGAGCGAATATAACTTGGTTACTGGCGATGGTGTTTTAATGGTCAACAAAAACGGGAATGCGTTTACCTTCAAGTACGATGAGTCCGTTGTAACCGAAATGATACCGCGAAGGTCGCGGCGTAACACTGGTCGATAACAATGCCTTTTGTTTCTGACAGAGATAAGCGGACATTTGATCAGTCATACAGACTGTTTACTCCAGACGACTTAGTTATTGAATCATCATTTGGCGAGGTCTTTGGTGCGTCTCTTGGCCTTGTGATTGATGAAGAATTGTCAATCTCTAGTGCCTTAAATAACGAGATGTACCGGGAGCGTCAAGCCGCATTACGCGGCATGGTCGATGACGGCTTTGACAGAGACCCATATACCGACCGTCGAGGCCGGATAGATTACGACCGTATAGCAAAAGACACTGGCTTGCTTGCAACCGATGAAGAGTTGCGCACCCGACGTAACGAGAAGCTAAGAAAGCGCAGAGAGTACGCAGAAGACGTTATCGCTCGTGGTAGCGGCATGGCTCAGTTCACAGGCTCTATGACTGCGTTTATGCTCGATCCGATTAGCATTGCAACAATGGGCCTTGGCGCATCCTTAACCACCGCCCGAGGTTTGGGCATTACCGCCAATGCAATGCGCGTTGCTAAGGCTGAAGCTGGTATCGCGGCGGCTACAGAGCTAGCCATACAGCCGCTTGTATACACTCACAAGCTCGATATTGAATCACCCTACTCAGCACAAGAGGCGCTTGCGAACATCGCTACAGCGGCAGTAGGAGGCGCTGTGCTAGGGGGTATAGCGGGTGGCTTGGCTGGATACCTCCGAGCGGTCAACAGCAAGGCCGATGAGCTTGGCGCTGTACAGCCTGATACACCCGAGGCAATGGTTCGAGAGGCCAATGAACGACTCATTGAAGACTTAGAGATCGCTAGATCGCGTGGCGACATTCCGCCTATCGACAGAGATGTTATTCAGGCTGAGTTTTTACGGGAAGTTACCGAGGAACTAACTGCTACTGCTGGCAACCGATTGGAGGCTGGCGAGCGTAAAGCGCTTAAATCTGAGTTAAAAGACCTTGAGTTTAGGCTAGAAAGGATCTCAGACGTTCCAGAAGAGGTTATCAAGGAGCGCGGAGTACCGGCCCGAGTAGCAAAGAAACGGGCAATCGAACGCGGTGAAGAGCTTGCGCTAGAGCAAAGAGCGGGACTATCAGACCGTGTTACCCGTATTCAAGAGATGTTGCGCCAAGATGATGTGGCGAGAGAGGCATTTGGCGACTTAGACCGAATCAAGCAGGGAGTCATCCCGCCCCTGTATGAACGCCGTCTCAATGAAATTTTGATCGAGCAAGAAATCAACCAAGACATACAGTTCCTTTCGGAGAGAGAAACCCGAAGCGAGATGTATGACCAGCCTTCAAAGATCCCGGCTAAGTATGAAGAGCCACAGCCGCAGAAGGCCGCACCACAAACGACTACAGAGCGACAGCGTGATATACTTGTCAGGAATGGCATTGCAGAAGATTTCGACGCTGACATTGAGGCGTTTAACAATCTAAGGACAGCCGATGAAGTACGACCCGAACGCCCCGGAGACAGAAGACGACGCGATCAGGAGCGAGTCACTGCGCCGACAGCGGATCAAATTCCACGCGAGCAACCGCTCGAAGGTGCGCCCAGCGTCAGAGACGCAACAGGCCCAGACCTTAGAATCACCGATGCCGCAGAGAAGTACGCAAGAGCCAATGGACTCCCTTTCTCCCGACAAGCAGAATACGTAGAGGTTGATGAGGACCGAGCGCGGCGTATAGCGCAAGCCTTTGAGGATATGGAGGACAACCCTTCTGATCCCGCAGTTCAAGAAGCCTATCGAGACCTAGCCAATCAAACACGCGCTCAATACGACGCACTTATTGAAGATGGTTATGAGTTTACATTCTTTGACTCAAAGACCGATCCGTATGACGGCAACCCCTATAACGCTCTGCGTGATCTGCGAAAGAATAAGCGCATGGCTGTTTATGGCACGTATGACGGCTTTGGTACGCTCGATGAATTTAAAGAAAGTCTAGGCGATCCAAACAGAATTTTACTCCAAGACAGCGGACTGAGATGGAAAGATCAAAACGGTAAGGAGCAGGTTGTTACTAATAACGATCTATTCCGAGCTGTGCATGATGCCTTTGGTCACTCGCTAGAAGGCGCTGGATTTAGGGCGCGTGGCGAAGAAAACGCATTCCAAGCGCATATGCAGTTATTTACTGGCCCAGCTAGACGCGCACTGACCACAGAAACAAGAGGTCAGAACAGTTGGCTGAACTATGGTCCGTATGGAGAAACCAACAGAACGGCTGGCGTTTTAGAGACTGTATTCGCAGATCAAAAAATGGGCTTAATGCCTGATTGGACATCGGCAGAAGGTGTTATTACTCAACCGCCTATAAGGGCGCGGATTACTGATGACCCTATCATGCAAGAGATACTCGAAGTTGCTGAGGCTGAGATGAAGCCGCTTGACGACGAGATTAAGAACATTGAAGACGTATTGAGGTGCGCTCTTGGCTAACGGATTTGAAAGATGTGTCAACGAGGCGCTTGCACAGAATCGTCTGTCTAAGGACGTGGCGCAAGCAATCCTTGATTCTGATGACCCCAATCAGGCTATTGACGATGTGCTTGGCAATCTAACGCGCCAGAAGCGCGAGACGGCTATACAAGCAGTACGCATATCTCAGGCATACGACGCTGTTAAATCGCACCCGCAAGGAATGTCTGCTGGTATTACAGCCCTGATGACCAAAGACCCTCGCGGAAATGCCAAATATAAGAACGTCGAATTTTTAGCGAAGTATTACGAAGGCAAGTTCCACGGCATGAATGCTGAGGCTTTGGCTAAGTTCCGATCTCGTATGTTCGGCATTGAGCAGGATGAAGAAGAGCTAACAAAGTTTCTGAAGGCTATCTATCGAGAAGAGGTAGACGATCCAAAAATAAAAGCAATGGCTGACGCATGGCATGAGACTGCCGAGCAGATGCGCGTTTTATTTAATGCGCGTGGCGGATCTATCTCTAAGAATGAGCGGTGGTTGATGCCACAGCGACATGATCAAGCGTCAATCAAAAAGGCTGGCGTCGAGACATGGAAGGAAACGATTAGGGATTTGCTTGATCGTGAGTTCATGGTTGATGAGGCCGGTCGTCCATTAAGTGATGAGCAGTTTGAGGTCGCGCTTGATGCTGTATACGAAACCATTAGCACTGGCGGTCTAAACAAAGCCAAGGGGCTAAGTGTTCCACGGCTAGGCAAAAAGCTATCACGTAAGGGCGGCGAAAAGCGATTCCTATATTTCAAAGATGCTAACTCATGGATGAAGTATCAGAACAGATTTGGTCGCGGTAATGTTTTTGATGCGCTAACTGACTATATCAACATGATGTCTAATGACATTGCAGTCATGGAAACTCTTGGCCCGTCACCCCGTAGCACGTTTGATTTCTTGCTAAACAAAGCGAAGCTAGAGGAAGACATTAGCGGGCCAGAAGAGGCGTTTAACAATGCCGTGTTTAAGGTTGCGGCTGGACAAATAAACGCTGGGGAACTAACCGGATTAGCAGATGGCCTAGAGGCCACACGAAATATTTTAACGTCAGTTACTTTGGGCGGCGCATTTATTTCTGCGCTTAGTGATGCGGGCTTTGTGGCAATGACTGCAAAGATGAATGGTATTGCGCCATTGAAAGTAATACGCCAACAACTGTCTCTTATGAGGCCAGACAATGAGGCCGATCGCATATTCGGCACTCGCCTTGGTCTAACTGCTGAGAACGCCGCAAGGCAGACAGCGGCTAATAGATACGCTGACACGTATGGCACAGGCAAAGCCGCAAAGTTGGCTGAGGGCGTGATGCGGGCGTCAGGCTTAGAGGCATGGACCAATGCGTCTCGCAAAGCATTTGGCATGGAGTTCTCTGCCCTGCTTGCTGATAACTTTCAAAAGTCATTTGCTGACTTAGAAACTGGATTGCAAGACGCATTCGGTAGATACGGGATCACCGAGCAAGACTGGGACGGGTTCAGAAAGCAATCGCCATTGATGTTGCGTGGTGCGCCTTATGCCGATATGACGCAAGAGGGTGGCGTTAAGTTTCACCAGATGGTTTTATCTGAGACCGATTTCGCCGTACCCACGCCAGACGCAAGGGTTCGCGCCGTAACCACTATGGGAACGTCACGAGCCACTGGAACAGGCATGGGCATTCGCACAGTTATGCAACTTAAGTCATTCCCTATAACGATCCTTATGGGGCATGGGGTAAGAGGGTTTTATCAAGATACTAATGGTAAGAAGGCGCAGTATTTTGGCGCACTTATGGCAATTACCACAATACTTGGCGGAATCACCTTGCAAGCTAAAGACCTTGCGGCGGGTCGAGAGCCAAGGCCAATGCTAGATAATGATGGAGTACTAAAATCTGAGTTTGTTATTGCGGCAATGGCACAAGGTGGCGGCCTTGGGATATTCGGAGACTTCCTGTTCTCAGATCAAAACCGATTTGGATCAGGCCCAGCGTCTACACTGCTTGGGCCAGCTGGTGATCTTGTAAATAGGGCGGCACGACTTAGCATCGGCAATATTCAAGAGGCTATACGCGGAGAAGAAACCCATATCTTCAGCGAGACTATAGACTTTGCGGAGCGATACACGCCCGATATTTGGCAGATTCAAACAGCCAAAAATGCAATGTTTGATCAACTAGAGCTAATGGCTGACCCAGACGCTCAGAGAAAGTATAATCGCATTATGCGTAATCGAATGAGAGATTATGACCAAGGCTACTGGTGGGAACCCGGCGAGCCTTTGCCGGAGGCATTTAAGTGACAGTAGCAAACAACACATTAGGAGAGAACAATGGGTAATCCATTTAAGGGCGTAGGCTCACATTTACACGGCATGGTCTATGACCTATACCCCGTGACACCAAACGACAGCACAGACAATGTTGGCACTGACAACGTAGCTGTGGGTCTTTACATTGAGACAGGTGGAGATGTTGCATTCATTACTAAAGATGGTGATGCACGTACTGTTACTGTGCCGGATACTTTCTATCTGGTTTGCTCTGTTGAGCGAGTTAAGAGTACAGGCACAACCGCTTCAGGAATCCACGCTTTAATCGTATAGGTTCATTATGAGTACAGCTATTGGCGTTTCATTACCGAGGCTTGCGACTGCTGTCGGCAAGGCCATATCAGAGTACGCGGTTCTTGGTAAGACGCCGGGCTTTACTGCTGACTTCATAAAGAACAAGTATCCGGGCAAAGCAAACTTCGCCAGCGCCATAAACCACGCCCGTGCTGGCAATGCCACTATGACGGACGGCTATGGGCCTGAGCTTGTTACCAATGGAACGTTCGATAGTGATTCGGATTGGACTAAGGGTACTGGCTGGAGTATCTCTGATGGCAGTGCTCACAGAAGTAATGCAGGAGCCACAAGCGGACTGGCTCAGACTATTGCGCCAACGGCTGATGTCGTCTATGAGATTTCTTATTACTTACAAATAGACTCAGGGAATGTACGCACTCAGTTTATTGGCGGCACTAATACGTCTGCTACGGAACACACAACGTCTGGTTACAAAAGAGATTACATTAAGGCTAACACTGGCAATACGCAGGTTAGGCTTTGGGCTTCATCGACATTCGCTGGCACCATAGACTCCGTATCAGTACGCGAGATGCCAGTTTTGAAGTGGGCGCCGCATAATCTGTTGAGGTACTCTGAAGATTTCTCTAATGCGGCTTGGACTAAAACAAATACAACAGTAACGGCCAATCAAGTAACGGCTCCAGACGGAACACTAACCGCTGACAAAATAGAAAGCACCTCTACAACTAATGAGCTTAGAAGAGATGTTTCTTCAGGAACCGGAGGGTCAATGACTTTGGCCTGTTGGTTTAAGCAAGGGTCTTCGGCTTCAGCACAAACAACACTGCTAATAAGAAATCAATCTACAGGAACCAATCTAGTAGCCGCTAAATTAAATTTAAGCACTGGAGCAATTACATATCTAACGGGCTCGTCTGGCGCAACTGCTACACAAGGAGCGGACGGCTGGTGGTTGTTCCAAATAACAACAAGCTTTACGGCAGGAAACATCATCCGTGCGGCAGTCGGGAATGGCGGTTATAGTTCTAGCTCTGGGGATTTTTCTTACGTCTGGGGCGCACACCTCTACCGCTCTGACTTAGGCGGCATGGTAAACAACCCTGAGCGTGGGGACTCATACGTCC